ACGGTATCGAAGTCGTCGAGCACATGCCGTCAAACGTCATCTTGCACACGCCGCTCGCGAACCTGAAACCGGTCTTCGGCTACGACGTCCAACTCAAGTCGGTCGGTGACGACTCACTCGCCATCGCCAAGGACGCGACGTACCACTTCATGCTCTCGAGCGTGGACTTCGTCATCTTGCAACCGAAGGCACTCGGCTACATCGAGTACACTGTCACGCCCTGAGCCGCTCATGATGATGGCGTCAGCGCCTAGTGAGCCAAGCTATACGCGCGAGGAACTAGAAGCGATGACACGTGACGAGGTCTATGTGATTGCGACTGATATGAACATCTCGGGACGCTCGAGCATGACCAAAGCACAACTCATTGACGCCATCCTCGCAGAACAGGGAGGTGCTTAAATGCCCATCCTTACACCAACGGAGGTCCGTAACAGGACCTCTTTTCTTGCGGTCCAGAACCGCACCGATCAACAACTTGCCGACGACATCTTGGAGGCGGAAGCCTATATCGAGGGTTTTACGCACGCCACATTTGATGTTGTGCCTGAAAAGGTGCGCGTCGCTTGTTTGAAACTCACGCAATATTACGCACTGTTCAACTCATCCGAAGCCATGCTGAAAGGTTATGAGTCAGAACAGCTCGACGATTACCAGTACAAAATCGGAAAGGATGCCACGTTCCCGGACGTGTCGCACCTCCTAAGCCCGTATATTGTGCCGGAAACAGATGAACCGCAGGAAGTCGTGACGACATTCGGGGTGAGGTACCTATGAGTCTCATGTCGATGCTCACCGACCGCTGCACCATCAAACGGCAAGTGCCGGTCGAGACAGGCTACGACGATAACGGCTTGCCTGTGACCGAGATGACGCTGGGGACGATGGCGACGAACGTGCCATGCTACATGGTCCGTAAGACGCACGACCTCGTCCAGTCATCGAGTTATCAGACGTTACGCGAGAACTGGAAAGTGACGTTCCCGATCCATACGGACGTACAGGTGAACGACATCCTCGTCATTGACGACATGGAATTGGTCGCCGGCACGCCCCGCAACGTGAAGGACCATCACTTGAGCGTCTTTGCGACGCAGGACATCGCGCTATGAATGGCTTCGATGAGTTCAAGCAGGACATGGACCAGGTGCTCCGGCACTTTGGGACGGACCTCGATGAATACGTCGACGCGATGGGCTACACCTTCCTCGGCGAGGTACGAACCGAGATTCTTCGGCAACAGCTCGTCGATACGCGCCTGATGGTCAACTCGTTCCAAAAAGGGGCCGAGGGCAACATCTGGGAGCGGGCCGACACCGCTGTCGAAGTGGGCACGAGTGTCGAATATGCGTCAACGATGGGCACTGGACGCGGGGCAACGCCTCGTTCGTCGACCCGACGCACTTCGTCGACATCGCCTATCTCATCACCGAGAACATGATCGACGCGGATTTACAGAAGAAGTTCGAACAATCCATTCGGAAGGGGTTTAGCTGATGAACCCGAGACAGAACGCACTCGTCCGCTTGGTGTTAGACACGCTGAACGCCCGGACGGGTGAACCCAAATACGAGACGGTGTACGACGACGAGGTTCCGGCCACGTTCAAGACACCGTCTATTTATATTCCGCCGATTCAATACGGCTCCCTGCCCGGTTCGATGGGTTACAGCCAACAGCAAGCCATCTGCACGCTCGTCATTTACCGTGAGACGCGCAAAAAGGCGCACTGGGACGCGTACAGCGTCATGGACGCCTTACAGGTCAAGCGCAACCGCCTCTCGTTCTACGACGGCAACACGAAGTCAGAGGAACAGTTCCATATCCTCGACGCGCAGGTCCGAATCATCGAAGGCGGGCCGACCAATGTCAAGGCGGCGACGCTCACCGTCACGTGGCGCGCCATGATCGAGCAAGACCTCGACCGGGACCCGTTCATGCAATCCATCGAGAACGAGGCATTTTATCGGGCCGAGGAAGTGGCTGGCACGCTCTCTTACGAGGCGGACAGTCAATCGAACGAAGTCAAGTCCCCGATGACGGGTCAAACCATCCTCGGACAGGACACTTTATAAGGAGGTCAGGCTATGTATTGGGACAAGACCCAAGAACAAGAGTTACCCGGCATTTATCTGTATCTCAACCGTACCGTCGAGCGGGTCATCCGCGCCGGTGCGAACGGGATCGTCGCCATGGTCGCCACCAGTTCGGTGACAGAAGCGAAAGGCAAGATTCACGAGATCACGAAGCCGCGTGAAATCACGGCAGCCCTCGGCACGAGCAAGCAACACGCCGAGCTCGCCATGCAGGGTGGTGCGCGCAAGCTCATCGTCTATGTACTCGGGGAAGCCGAGACGCTCGGTAACGGGCTCGATGCGCTCGCGCCGTACTACTTCGACGTGTTCGCCCTCGGGTATGACGCAGAGAAGGCGGATGTGGACGCCATCAAGTCGTGGCGCGCCTCGATGATTGAAGAGGGACGCCATTTCGTCGGACTCGCAGGCTCAACGTATGGACAGGCGGACGTCGCGGCCATCAAGGCCATTTACGCGGCGGCGAAGGACAATGATTTGGCTTACGTCGGGTTCGGCGGTGTCGATTACGCCGGCAACGAATACTCGGGGGGGCAAATCGCGGCGTATCTCGCCGGGGTCCAAGGCTCACGCGGGCTTGCCGAAGGGTCGCTCACACGCTTCGCCGTACCGTTCCTTGTTGATGTCGAGTTCCGCTTGAACAAGGCGCAACGCATCGAGTTAAAAGACGCGGGCATTATCGCCCTGCTGCACAACGGGCAGGAGATCGTCGTCGACCAAGCCATCACAAGTGATGCGACAGGATTCGCGAAAGGCAAGCTCCGTATCGCCTACAACGCGGCGGTGTACCAGGAGACGCTCAACTTCGCGCTCGAGAACGAGTTCATCGGCAAAATCAACAACGACGAGGCCGGACAAGCGGCTCTCCTCGCGGCGGTCAACGAGTTCAACGACCGTCTGGTGGATGCGCGTGTGCTCACGCCGGGCACGGAGACGAAGTTGCATCCGGACTTCGAATCTACAGGCGACGAGGTGTTCCTCATGACGCGTGGCGAGTTTATCGACGCCGTCGAGAAGATCTACTTCGAGTTCGTCGCACAGCAGACGCAAGCTAATCAAGGAGGTGCTGCATAATGCGCAGAGGTGAAGAGGCCTTCTTGGGCGAGGACATGCAGATCATGGTCAACGGGCTCACGATGACGTACGTCGATAACTTTGCGCTTCGCGCTGAGTTCACGATGAATGACGTCGCACTGCCTGGTCAGACATTCGTTCAGACTCGCAAGGGTCAAGGGCGGATTACGGGCACGATGAGCGGGTTCACGTTCTCGTCGTACCTGTTCAAGATTGCGATGAATCAGACGCAGACGGTCACGGTCGTCGGCATCCTGACCAACCCGAAAGACAAGCGCAAGATGAAAGTCGAGGTCCAAGGCGTTAAGTTCACAACGGCCGACCTCGCCAACTGGCAAGTCGGGTCACCGGTCAAGTTCGAACTTCCGTTCGTGGCTGATAACATCCGAGAAATCGAATCATTCTAAGGCGAGGGGCAACCCTCGTCTATTTACTTATTAGGAGGCAACGACATGGCAAAGAACGACATTCGGGCACGATTACTGAAACAACGCGGCGTCAAGGCTTCCGAGACCATCAAGCTCAGCTTCGGTGAGGTCGAGGTACGTGAATTAGACGACGAGCGCATGGACGTCATCCGCGAGATTGCGAAACGCGAGGACGACGAGGACAAGGCCATCATGCGCCTGTCGGTCGCAGAGAGCGTTTATGTCGACGGCGACCTGCTCATCAACAAGGAGTTTATGGACGAGGCCGGTGAGTTCAATAAGAACATTCTCGTCAAGGAAATCTTCAAACCAGGCGACATCTTGAAGGCGTTCCAACTCGTCAACAAGCTGATGGGCTTCGGGGATGACGACGAGGTCGAAGAACTAAAAAACTAATGTCGGGCCTACGCGCGGACGGGTCACCGCTCGGCGCGGGTGAAGCGCCCGATGAATGGTTTTACTTGCATCACACATCCCGATTCCTCGGTATCCCGATGCACGAGATCAATGCCTGGGACCACGGCTGGAAAAGGGCACAATACGTAAGTTCCCTTTTGCAGTTGGAACGAGAAAACGAACGGCTCGCGGCCGGGATAGGAGGGATGTAAGTGGCAGAGAAACGCTATACGGCCATATTCGACGCACAAGATCGAGTCAGTGAGAAGTTGAAACGGATTGAACAGGCGACGACAAAAGCGAAGAACGCGCAAGAGAATTACAACTCAGGCACGAAACGGGCCCGCGAAGCACAAGAGCGGATGAAACGGAGTACCGATGGCGCTGTCACGAGTATTGAACGCATGAAGCGCGCCATGTCGACAGCTGGCACCGGCATCGTCGCCTTTGGTCGAAACGGGCAGAATGCCATCAAGAACGTCACGAGCATGACCGGGCGACTGGTTAGCACGCTCACGAGTCTCCCAGCACTCATCGCGGGAGCGGGGGCGGCGTTCGGCGCATGGAAACTCGGGGATGCCGTCATCGGCGGTGCGCTCCGGCAGGAAATGAACGAAACGCAACTCATGGGACTCTCGGGGAACGACCAGACCGGGAAAGCATTGTTCAACATGATTAAAGGTGAGGCGATGAACTCCACCTTCGCCACGAGTGAGTTCATGGCCGCTGCCAAGTCGTATATGGGCTTCACCCGTGACCCGGAAGAGATGAAGGGTTACCTCGAGCTCACGAAACGACTCGCCTTGTTCGACCCGATTCAAGGGACGGACGGAGCGGCCGTCGCCATCAAGGAAGCCTTATCCGGTGACCTCATGTCGCTCTCGGAGCGGTTCGAGATGCCGCGGTCGATGCTGTACGGCAACGGGTTCGACTCGAAGGCGGACGCACAGACGAACTTCGATGCGGTCATGAAGACGATTGAACAACAGGGTTTGACGTCGGATGCGGTCAAACGGTTCGAGAGTACCGGCATGGCCCAACTCCAACAGTTCCGCAACAAATCGCTCGACTGGCTCGGCCAGATGGGGCGCGGTGCGGTCGATGAGATGAAACCGTTCTTCAAGGAAGTGAACAAGTTCTTCAAATCGCCGGACGCGAAGCAGTTCTCGAGCGACATGTCGAAGCGCATCGGCGAGACGTTCATGCGCGGGATCACCTATATCGAAGAGATGAATCTGAAATGGAGCGACTTCGAACGGATCGGCGCGGGGGTATGGACCATCTTTAGCAACCTCACCGACACATTCGGTA